AAATTATCAAAACCAAACACAACATAATGAAGAACAGCCAAGCAACTTACGTCCTAGCAGGATTCTCAACCAACTCACAAAAGCAATACGCCAAAGCCACCGGAAAGCGGAGGATAAGTAGGAGGGAGAGATTAGTCTGTCATTGCGATGGGGATGAGGAAGGTCACTTTCACTGCACTCATTGCGGAAGGGAATGCGCTTCATTAACTATGCTGAAACAAAAGAACCATACGTGTTATGATTCTTTTGAGGATGCACATATCAGTGTCAAAGTGTCTGACACTCAAATAAAAGACCTGAGCACCATGGGGCGCGACAGAAATGTAGGTTCAAATGCTCAAAAAGACACACGCAAAGCAATTAGCCCAGCAAAGAAAGTTGTTTTTAAACAATTTGACGATGTTGAGCCTATTGCTACAGGATGGGACATCAATAACGATCTGCAAAAGGAGCAGATTACTGAGGATGCAACACACACTGTAGTTGGCAATTTGCCAAAAGCTACACCTAAACAGGATAATGTGGATGGAGAAACCGACGGCATTATTAAACAAATTGTTTTCGGGCGATTTGGTGATAATGATAATAAGACACCTGAACACATAGTGACTGCAAATCATAAATTTGGACACAACCTCGATGGAACACAGCACATTACATTCGGAACACTTCCAAGTGTTGAGGTGCTAACTACTCCTAACATAAGTTATAAGACTAGTGACCAGTGCAAAGAGACTGAAGTGATAGGCAATAGTGTCACTAGTGTTGAAGGAGCAGTTGAACTTAATAATACATTACCATTCGAATCTTGTAAGAAAGTCGCTCGTCGACCGATCGCACTCAAACCATTGACAATCCTCTGCACAGAAATATTATCTGGACAACACGTCTCACTATGTGAGGTCGAGGACAACATTAAAGTGGAATTGGAGGTTAACAACAAACTTAATGAACAAGTTGTGAAAACGACAAGAAAGCAGCCTCAAATTCGTTATCAGGTGCAAGCTAAGGATATGCAGAGCGATGGGATAATAAATAATATAATAAAGGTCGCATATGAACGCAAACTCAAAATTGAAGTGATTGAGCGAAATAAGCACACATTCACGCCATATAAAGTGCAAGATCATTACTTTTATAAAATTGGAACAGAACATGAGAAGGGCCGTCTTTCGAGAAAGGACGTCAAGTGTACCCAAATGGTTATGAAAGTTATGAAGCAGCTTTTGGACATGACACCAAGTGTAGAAATCGATAGTACACAGATACAAAAGGGTTCTAGTGGTCTAATTATTCGACCCAACCAGATAATCAATTGTAAGAAAATGAATGCGAGGTCAGATGTCATGGTTATTCGTGGTCGCAAGAATGGATCATTGGTGGATAGTTTATTAACACTCAAACATGATGACCTAAAAGACGTAGATCATTACTCGGATTCAGAGATTGCGCTAAAACTTTTCGGTGGTTTCAATAAAACGTTCATTGCTATTAGGGATAAACCACAACATGTATGCGAACGAGACATTGAGCTTGAACTATGCGGAGAGATGTGTGGAACGATAACACAGATGTTAGCACCTATGTTTAAAATAACGTGCTCGCAGTGTGCAACCTTACTAGCAAGTCGAAGTAAAGAGCAACAATATATGGACATGAGTCGACAGAAAGTACTCGAACAATATGAACGGCTTATTGCAACTGGAAAGTTTCCACACATTACTCGAGCGATTGAGAACTTGAATCCAATAAGTGAAGTAAGTGAGAGATCTCTTAGCCTTTACACGCAGATTGACTCACTTAGTATGAACGGGCAAACATCACAGAGTAGGCAAATAAATGAAATTGCCAAAGTGATTGTCAAAGGACCTCTTGTGTGTAACGATGAGACTGAAGCAGCTTTGAAACAATTACTTGAATTGACTAATTGGTACAGGAAACGATTAGAAGCACAAATGTCTGGCGGATTGGAGTCATTTAGGAATAAGATATCATCAAAAACACATATAAACTTGGCTTTGATGTGTGACAATCAGTTAGACGTGAATGGGATGTTTCAATGGGGTGAAAGAGGTTACCATGCTAAAGGGTTATTTGCAAATTATTTCACTAAGGTGACGGACGGTTCACAGTACGAAGCTTTGGCCATTCGCAAACACATACGTGGCAACAGAGAGCTAGCGATCAAGAATTTAATTGTGTCGAAAGACATAGCAAAAATGCAGCAATCGTTTGTAGGAAACCCTATAGTGGCATATCCTTTAGGAAAGGCATGCATATCAAAACTCAACAACAACTATGTTTATCCATGTTGTTGTGTAACAATGGATGATGGGAAACCGCTATGTTCCGAATTACGATTCCCAACGAAGAATCATCTAATAATAGGTAATAGTGGGGATGATAAAAATGTACAGCTACCACCAAGCTCTGATGGGCATATGTATATAGTGAAAGATGGTTTTTGTTATGTCCTCATATTCCTCGCGATGTTAATAAACGTTTCTGAGGGTGATGCAAAGGGTTTTACGAAGAAAGTCCGCGATGATATCATTCCACAGTTAAAACAGTGGCCGACCATGCGAGATTTGGCAGTTATGTGTAGATATTTGTGTGCTTTTTATCCAGCAGTAATTACAGCTGAGATTCCAAAAATTTTAGTTGATCATGAGCACAAGACGTTTCACGTTATGGATTCATTTGGTTCGAAAACAACAGGATATCACATATTGAAGGCTAACACAGTACAACAGCTATGTCGATTTGGCGATGTCGATTTGGAGAGTGAAATGAACATGTATAATGTTGGAGGTAGGCAAGCACCAATTCATGTAACATGCACCTACGGTGACCAGAAATTCGAAATGCGAAGTAACATTGAATTGTCGGAAGATTTTGAAGGCTGTGATTCATACAACTATGAATTGTGGGATTTTAAACACGACATTGCACGAGGAACGCAAATTAGCGAAGCAGGATGCTGCAGTGAAACGATAATTAGTGACCACAGCGAGTGCTGGTACAACATAAACGATGAACTCAGTAACGGGTCACTACATACTGACGAAATCAGTTCTGATGAGACGGACTCAGAAAATCCAGAATCTGATGACAACCCTATAGAAGATAGTGTTAAAGCAAGATCACGACCGGCATCCCTTCACACTATTGATAGCGAAAGCGATGATTTAAGTGGTAGTGCATATGAATCCGACGATGGCAGTGTTCAACACAGTGAGAGTAGTGCTTCGCCTAGCGAAAAGGTAGTTGCAGACTTAAATGCACGCTTGGCACGAGCAAAAATGAACATAGATAGATCACCTGAAAGTAAAGACATAACATTCTTCAGGAGTTTAGTGAAAGCAGTATTTTCCAAGCGCCATTTTGAAAAGATTTTGAGGGAGGATCCATACATACTGTTGTTTTCGATGCTAACACCAACTGTCATTACGCGTATGCTACACGACGATCTGTATGTGAAGGCGAGCCAACTTTTAATAATGCATGATGACGATTTAGCAAGAATTGCATCAACTTTGCAGATAATGGCTGAAAGAGTTAGCCGCCACAAGGTTTTTGTAGTACAAATGAGAATTATTTCTGAAGCTGCAAGAGACATACTTGGACTTTCTGAAGGTTTCCACAACACTGATAGTTCTCAAACAGCAAGGCATCTTTTAGAGATGCTTAATGAGCAGGACTTAGCTGACTTCGATTTGTTAGCTCAAGGGTATGTCGCAAGCACACAAAAATTGTATGAGATGAAGAAAAAATGTTTCGACACAATATATCACGATTATTTGCGAGGCTTAAGTTTGTGTCAGAGATTGGGATGCGAGTGGCGCAGTTTAAAATACAACTATCGTATGCGCAACTTAGATCAAAGCGAAGAACGATTGACGTGCATAACGATTGCAAAAGATTGCTTAGTGCAGTGTTCAAGTGCAACTCAGAGTTATGTGAGACAGCATGCAGCAAACTTATATTTGGGAGCAACAAAGATTGTTAGATCAGTGGCTAGAAGGGGATGCTATGTAGCAGTTCGTGCAATCTCGTCTTTATACAGAGACATCTTAGTTTATATCAACATTTTCGCAGTTATATCAATATTACTTGCAATGTGGAATACAGTAGTCGGTATACGAACAAATTACAAGCGCCTCCAACTTGAAGAGCTCAAGATCCGACATAGCAAACAGAACAATCAAGTGGAGAAATTATATGCACAATATATAAAGGAGCACAAGGACAAACCGACAAAAGAAGAGTTTCAGGAGTACATCAGTGATCACAGTGACTCGTTGCTTGAATTCTTTATTCGTAATTACATTGGCGTTGAATACCAAGCAAAATCACAGTCTGAAGTTACGTTAGAAAAGATCGTCGCTTATGTAGCACTATTTGCCATGTTATTCAACTCGGAAAAGAGTGACGGAGTCTTTAAAATACTATCGAAACTGAAAACCATATTTTCAACAACGGATGTTCATTACCAAGCACTGGACTCTCCGGATGACGTTGAGGAGTTTTTGAACACTACAGTCGATTTCGAAGTAATAGTGCCAAACGAACCCGATATTAATAGTTTCGATATGACATTCGAAGAGTATTGGAAGAAACAATTAGCGACTAATAGATTTTGTGCAAACTATAAGACGAATGGTGTGTTATATGAATTCACTCGGAAGACAGCCGAAGATGTAGCAAGCAAAATACAGCAGGAAACTCATACTGAGTTCTTAGTTAGTGGCGCTGTGGGCTCGGGGAAGTCGACTGGTCTTCCATTTTATTTGAGCCAGAAAGGAAAGGTTTTAATAGTAGAACCTACTCGCCCATTAACCGAAAATTTGTTCAATAGTCTTAGTGCTGAACCTTTCAACCAAAGTGTATCCATGTGCATGAGAGGAAATACTGTATACGGATCAGGCAATATCACAATTATGACCACAGGTTATGCACTGCACTATTTGGCTAATAATAGAGAGCAAATAAAAAGTTACGACTACGTGCTAGTGGATGAGTGCCACGTTATGGATGCTAATGCGATTGCGTTCTATGCGTTACTAAAGGATACCAATTTTAAAGGAAAAATCATAAAAGCTTCAGCCACAATTCCAGGACATGAAAATCGCTTTGAGTTCAAAACGCAATTTGAAACTAGCATCAACTTCGAGGGTCAAATGACATTTGAGCGATTTGTTAAAGAGCAGGGTAGTTGTTCAAACGCTTGTGTAGTTTCTAGAGGTAACAACATACTTGTGTATGTCGCTAGCTATAGTGAAGTAGACACACTTTCGAAACTGCTGTTGGAAAAGGGTTACAAGGTTACAAAAGTCGATGGACGAACAATGAAAGTTGGTGGCACACAGATTGAAACAACAGGTACTCCCGATAAGAAGCACTTTATAGTGGCAACTAACATTATAGAAAACGGTGTCACGCTTGACATAGAGGTGGTTGTAGATTTTGGACGAAAGGTCGTGGCAGTTTTGGATGATGAATCACGAATGATGCGGTATACGAAGCAGGAGATATCACACGGTGAGCGTATACAGAGACTTGGGCGTGTTGGTCGAAACAAACCCGGGCACATACTGCGAATCGGATCAACACAAAAAGGTATAGTAGAAACGCCAATATGCGTAGCGACAGAAGCAGCATACTTATGCTTTGTTTATGGATTGCCAATAATGCCTAACAATGTGAGCGTTAGTTCAATCAGCAAATGTACTACAAGACAAGCACGAACAATGGCAGCGTTTGAATTATCACCTTTCTATATGAAAGATTTAGTTCGATTTGATGGTTCAATGCATCCTGAAATCCACAAGATTCTTAAGAAATATATTCTGCGCGATACGGAGATCAAAATAACTGAGATGGCTTGTCCAACCGGTGTAACGCGAACGTGGAATTCAGTAGGCGAATACAATAAAATGGGTGGTCATATATTGTGTGATGAAAACATTCGTTTACCATTTTTCGTCAATGGTATCCCTGAAAAAGTTCATGAAGAAATTTGGGATGTGGTTAAGCGGCATCAAGGCAAGTTTAAATTAGCACCTTTGAAAACAGCGAGTGTCAACAAGATCGCATACACATTGTCAACCGACAAGGACTCACTTGTGCGGACAGTTGGTATGATTGAAGAAATGATCAAAGAAGAACGATATAAGCATGCTCAGTTTCAAGCAATAAAGAACACTCCAGTTGGAGTTGGGAATTTCAACTTGAATTACTTTTCAAATTTACTCAAGACCCGATACATGATTGATCACAGTGAGCAAAATATTGAAATACTACAGCGCACGCGTAGTCAATTATTGGAAGTTCATGCTTTATATAATAGCGAGATGTCAACGACAGTATTACGTTCATACCCTCTCGTTTCTGCAGTGGAATATCAAACAAAGGAACAACTCTCAAAGGGTTTGTGTCTACAAGGAAAATATGAGATGTCGAAGATCAGCAAGGACGTCATAGTGTGTGGTTTAACCTTAGCAGGAGGTCTATTTATGATATACAAGTCATTCTGTGATGGTGTGGAATCTAAAGTGCATTATCAGGCAAAGTCTAGAAGACGACTTCGGTTTCGGGACGCAGCAGATCGCAAACAGCGTTGTTCACTTGAGGGTGATGATAGCACAATAGAGCAATACTTTGGATCTGCTTACGTAAAGAAAGGAAAGCAAAAAGGAACAGTTCGTGGGATGGGTATCAAAAATCATAGATTTTACAACATGTACGGATTTGATCCGACGGAGTATTCAATTGTTCGATTCGTCGATCCTTTGACGGGTAATACATATGATGATGCAGCTACTGCCACAACGTACAACGGTGTCTCTGCGCTTTTACAGATGCGACGAGACATGGTTAACGACGACGCAATGGAAATGCAAGCGCTGCACTTAAATAAAGCAAAAATTCTTGAAGCGTATTATATCAAAGCAGGAGCAGATAAAGCATTAAGGGCTGATTTAGAAAGGGATAGAGTTTTAAAAGTCACACTAACACCACATGATCCACTGATGGTTTGCCACAATTTCGAAACTATTGCAGGCTATCCGGATAGAGAGGGCGAGTTTAGACGCACAGGGCCAGTAGAAACTGTCTCAAAAGATGAAGTACCAAAGGCACAATCATATGAACCAGTTTATGAAGTCGCATATGAGGCAAAATCACTTTGTTCAGGACCAAGAAACTACACAGCAATAGCTGGCATTATATGTCGACTTAAGTTGGATAGTGATGGACATACGAGAGAGATTTATGGAATTGGATATGGCCCATACGTTATAACGAATCAGCATTTGTTTACACGGAACAACGGAACACTGAAGATTAAGTCTCAGCACGGAAATTTTCTTATTAAGAACACAGCACAATTGCAACTGTACCCTATAGATAAGATGGATCTCGTCATTATAAAGTTACCTAAAGATCATCCACCATTTAGTCAGAAGGCAAACTTTCGAACACCGAAGGAACATGAAAAAGTTAGCATGGTTTGTGTTGAGTTTCTTCCAAGTAGCAATACACCATCAGTTTCTGAACCGTCGTTCACATTTCCAGAGAGAAATTCTCATTTTTGGAAGCATTGGATTTCAACGAAGGAAGGTCATTGTGGGCTCCCATTTGTGTCGTTGCAGGACGGTAATATTGTCGGCATTCATAGTTTATCAGACAATGGTAATGCAGTTAATTATTTCACTGGGTTTCCTGAGAATTTCAAAGAGGAATACTTGGATCGTGCAGGTGATGTTGAATGGGTCAAAGGCTGGATTCATAACACAGATAATATTGCTTGGGGGTCTCTTAACTTAACAAAAGGTGCACCAGAATCGTGTTTTAAGGCAACCAAACTGATATCAGACATCATCAACGGAGTAGCCTTTCAGGCGCAGGACTACACATGGTTAACAAAGAGAATCGATGGGAACTTGAAGTGTGTTGGCACGTGTCCAGGAAATTTGATCACAAAGCATGTTGTGAAAGGAAAATGTCCTTTATTCCAGTTATATTTGAACACAGACGAGAGAGTTAAAGCATTCTTTGAACCACTTCTTGGGTTCTATGGTAAGAGTTGCTTGAATAAAGAAGCATATATAAAGGACTTTACTAAATACTCAAGTGATATAGTGGTTGGTGAAGTCGATACTGATGTGTTTGAAGAGGCAATAAATAATGTTGAAAACATTCTTCTGAAAGGCGGGATGACAAGATGTAACTTTATAACTGATCCAGATGATATTATGAATTCATTGAACATGAAAGCAGCCGTTGGTGCGTTATATGGAGGGAAGAAAGAAGCGTACTTTAAGGATATGTCAGACGAAGATGTTGAACATTTAATATTCATGAGTTGTAAAAGACTGTACTTGGGAAAGATGGGTATCTGGAATGGCTCACTCAAAGCAGAAATACGACCAATTGAGAAAGTCCAGGCAAATAAAACACGATCATTCACAGCAGCTCCAATTGAAACACTATTGGGTGGAAAAGTTTGTGTCGATGATTTCAACAACAACTTTTACAGAAGGAACTTAGCAATCCCTTCAACAGTTGGGATTACGAAGTTTTACAAAGGATGGGATGATCTTATGTGCTCATTGCCGGATGGATGGATTTACTGCGACGCAGATGGTTCACGCTTTGATAGCTCACTAACGCCGTATCTAATGAACGCAGTATTAAACATTAGATTACGATTTATGGAAGAATGGGACATTGGACAAGAGATGCTCAAGAATTTGTACACTGAGATCATTTACACACCAATCGCAACACCCGATGGCTCAATCATTAAGAAATTTAAAGGGAATAACAGTGGGCAGCCTTCTACGGTGGTGGACAATACATTGATGGTGATGCTTAGTGTTCAATATACATTATTAAAGAACAACATCACATTCATGGAACAGGAATCTATAATTAGGTACTTTTGCAATGGCGATGATTTACTAATCGCGATACATCCAGATCACAGCCATATACTGGACTCATTCACAAAACATTTCGCTGACTTGGGACTTGAATATGATTTTTCAAGTCGGACCACAAACCGAGAGGAACTATATTTTATGTCTCATAGAGGCTTACTTAGAGATGGTTTTTATATACCCAAACTTGATAAAGAGCGTATAGTTTCCATACTTGAGTGGGATAGAGCCAAAGAGCCAGAACATCGACTGGAAGCTATTTGCGCCGCGATGGTAGAAGCGTGGGGCTATGATGAACTACTACATGAGATCAGGTTATTTTATAAGTGGGTATTAGAGCAAGCTCCATATAACTTAATAGCCCAAACTGGCAAAGCACCATACATAGCAGAAACTGCACTTAAGAAATTGTATATGGATGAGCAAGCAACCGAGAGTGAGTCGGAAGAGTACATTCGACTATATCAAATCCTGGATGATCGTATACCGACACCAAGCTATGTCTCATATCAAGCATCAGAATCAGAAGACGCTGCAAATGTATCAACCGATAAGCAAGTTGGAAAGAACAAGGACAAAGACAGGGATGTTGATGTGGGCACATCAGGCGAATTTTCGGTTCCAAAGGTTAAGATGTTGTCAGATAAAATGCGATTGCCACGAGTTGGAAAGAAGGTGATACTTAATGGTAAACACCTACTATCTTACAAGCCCGACCAAGTTGACTTATACAACACGCGAGCGACACACGCACAATTCAAAACGTGGTACGAAGCAGTGAAACTCGAATACGAATTGACGGATGAACAAATGAAGATAGTTATGAATGGATTGATGGTGTGGTGCATCGAAAATGGAACATCACAAAATTTGACGGGGGTTTGGACAATGATGGATGGTGATAACCAAATGGAATATCCACTCAGTCCTATAATTGATAATGCGAAACCCACATTCAGACAGATAATGGCACATTTCAGTGACGCAGCTGAAGCGTACATTGAATATAGAAATGCCACAGAAAAATACATGCCCCGGTATGGACTTCAGCGAAACTTAAGAGAATACAGCTTAGCACGTTACGCATTCGACTTTTATGAGATGAACTCAAAGACGCCGATCCGCGCGAAGGAAGCTCATATGCAGATGAAAGCGGCAGCGGTTAGAGGGGTGGCTAACCGTATGTTTGGCTTGGATGGTAACATAAGCACCGATGATGAGAACACAGAACGACATACAGCAGCTGATGTGAATAAGGATCATCACACGCTGTTCGGTCTTCGTATGTAATAAACATATATATATTTAATATATAGTGTCGTGCATTATCTTTCGTTATATTTGAATATGAGCAAACATAGTGTGGTTATACCATCGTTTGTGGCATAGTATATGATATAACATCGCTAGCATTATTTGCACCATAAGACTCAGTGTGGTTTCACCACGGAAACCGGTCAAAGTGTTGTACGTTTTGTTAGGGAGAC